ACAACCTTTAGTGGAAATGTGCGGGCCGAAGGTGGACTTGAGCAGGTAACAAAAAGCACAAGCACTGGCGCTTTCACAACCAACTTTGACGTAGACACAAGCGGTAATGTTTCGGGCACCGGCACGCTAAAGCTTACCGGCGCTGCAAACATTGTTAGTGACTACGAATCAATTACTGCGGCAACCAAGACGCTAACTGCTGCCGACTCTGGCACCGTGTACGGATTCAACCGTGCCGCAGGAATCGTGGTTACGCTTCCAACCCCGGCGGCGGGAATTACTTATACGTTCCTAGTCGAAACTACGTTTACCGGCGCTGGTCAGATTAAGACTGCGACTACAGATGGTACTGATGGTTTCTTGGGAACTGCGTTTTTGTTTGACACAGGAGAAATTGGCGAAACTGACAATTTCCACCCAGCGTCCTCCAACGATATTATTGACCTAGGTCAGGTTGAGCAGGGTTGGTTGACTGGTGGTTTTATCAGACTAACTGGTGTCAACACAACGACATGGTTTGTGGAAGCCTTCCTGATGGGTGACGGAACCTTAGCTACTCCGTTTGTAGACAGCTAAGATTAATTAACGGATGGGGTCACCCACCTTGAGTGGGTGGCCCTGTCTTCTCACCGGGAAAATAACATGGCTGATGCAGTAACATCACAAACTCTCTCTGACGGCCCTAGAATTGCCGTTATGAAGTTTACGAATATTTCTGATGGCTCGGGCGAGTCTGCGGTTACAAAGGTAGACGTTTCAGCGCTTAGCGCAGAACCGGGAACCGGTAGAGCGTGTTCTGAAGTAAAAATTCAACAAATATTTTATGCTTTAGAAGGCATGTCTGTTGACATTCTTTGGAATGCAAGCTCTAACGTGCTTTGCTTTACTGTGTCCGACTCTAGCTCTGGTCACTACGACTTTAGTAAGATGCAGGCGCTAACAAATAATGCTGGTGGCGGCAAGAACGGTGACGTTCTGTTTACTACGGTTGGTCACAGCAGTGGCGATAGGTACACAATTATTCTCGTCTTGGAAAAAAATTACGGTTAACCCAAGGGAGGATAGATGGCTACCTCAGGCACAAGCACTTTTAATCTTGATATTACAGAAATTGCAGAAGAAGCATTTGAAAGATGCGGACTTCAGCTTCGTACTGGCTATGATTTAAGAACTGCTACTCGTTCATTAAATCTGTTGACGATTGAATGGGCTAATCGTGGTATAAATTTTTGGACAGTTGAAAAAATATCAACATCGTTGACGGCAGATACGGCTACACTGACACTGCCGACTGATACAATTGATATTATTGAACATTGGATTAGGACTGGCTCGGGCGAAACGCAAAACGACTTGCAACTAGATCGTTTTAGTGTGTCGCAATACTCAAGTGTTCCTAACAAAAATACAACTGGAAGGCCTGTAAATATTTATATTGATAAACAGCGGGCTGCGCCGGTCGCTTATTTTTGGCCTACGCCCGACAAGGCTTACACATTTGTGTACCAAAAACTTCGCAGGATTGAGGATGTTGGCCACGACGGCGAATATACAATGGACGCGCCGTTTAGGTTTTTGCCTTGTATGGTTGCCGGTCTTGCCTACCAGCTTTCAATGAAATACCCGCAGGCAACGCCACGCATGGCCGACCTAAAGGCAGAATACGAGTTTCAGTGGGACTTGGCTCAATCAGAAGACCGCGACAGATCTTCTGTTAGGTTTGTTCCCGGCGGCTACGGATCTGTCTAATGGCACACTTTACCAATGGAAAGCACGCTTTTGGGTTTTGCGACAGAACCGGATTCAGATACAAACTATCTGACCTAAAACCTGAGTTTCGTGCTGGTATAAAAACTGGGCTTATGGTCGGCAAAGATGTGTGGGACGCAGACCAACCACAAAATTTTTTAGGAAAGCTGGGTAATTATACAGACCCACAATCTCTTAGAAATCCAAGGCCTGACGCATCGCTAACTGAAAGTCGTGGCATGTTTGCCTTCGATCCAGTTGGCAGCGGAAATGCAAACATTGATGCCGACCTGACCACACAGTCTAGTGTCGGTACCGTAACTATTGCTATTTCATGAATTATACAGAACTGGTTGCCGCGATAAAGGCTTATTGCCAAAACACGGAAAGCACCTTTGTAACAAATATTCCTACCTTTGTTAAACAAGCTGAAGACCGCATTTATCGTTCTGTAAACCTTCCAGTTAGCAGAAAAATAGTTGACGGAAACCTGTCAACTTCGACCAAACTCTTAACGTTCCCGTCAGATCTTTTGGCGCCGCTGTCGCTTGCGGTTACCAACTCAACGAGCGATCAAGTTTTTTTAATTTACAAAGATCACAACTTTATGTCTCAGGCCTACCCTGACGACTCCGTAAAAGGCTTTCCTAAACACTATGCAATTTATGACAGCACAAACTTTGTACTTGGTCCGTCGCCAAGCGCAACTTCTGCATACAGATTAAATTATTTTTATAAGCCTGCGAGCATTGTTACAGCATCAACCACATGGTTGGGAACAAACGCTGATAGCGTTTTGCTTTATGGCGCTTTGATTGAAGCGTACACTTACATGAAAGGTGACGCAGACATAATGAACCTGTACACAGAAAGGTACCAAGAAGCACTTGGGCTGCTTAAGGCTCAAGCAGAAGGGCGTATGACAATAGATGAATACAGAGACGGCACTATACGGGGGCCTAGGATATAGACATGGCCATTACCCAATCTGTATGCAATTCTTTTAAAAGCGAAGTTTTAAAAGGTTTGCACAATTTTTCTGCTTCTGGTGGAAATACCTTTAAGGTTGCCCTTTATACAAGTGATGCAACCTTAGATTCATCAACAACTGTGTACTCAACAACAAATGAAGTCAGTTCATCGGGAACAAATTATACTGCCGGTGGCAACACATTAACTAATGTAGACCCAACAACTTCTGGTGGCGTAGGGTTTGCGGACTTTTCAGACAGTTCTTGGGCAAGCGCCTCGTTTACAGCAAGGGGCGCATTAATTTATAACAGTACAAACGGAAACCGTGCTGTAGCTGTGCTTGACTTTGGTATCGACAGAGAAGTTTCTAGCGGAACTTTTACAATAGAGTTTCCAACTGCTGACTCAGAAAATGCAATTGTAAGGGTTAAATAATGGCAACATACGTCAACAATCTTCGTTTAAAGGAAATTGCTACTGGCGACGAAGAAGGCACATGGGGAGCGTCAACCAACACTAACCTTGAGTTGATTGCAGATGCGTTTGGTTCTGGTACAGAAGCAATTACTACCAACTCTAACACCCATACTACGACGATAGCAGATGGCGCCGCCGATGAAGGCCGCGCAATCTTTCTTAAGTACACGGGCGACCTAGACTCTGATTGCACAATTACGATTGCCCCAAACACAGTTAATAAACTGTGGCTTATTGAGAACGCTACTGGCGACTCAGGGTCTTCCGGGCCATACAACATTATTATCAGCCAAGGCTCTGGCGCTAACATTACCATTGGTAACGGAAAGGTTGCGGCAGTCTTTACTGATGGTGCAGGATCAGGCGCTGCGGTACTAGATGCGTTTGCTGACCTAGAGCTAATGACAAGCCTAACGGTTGGAACTGATGCAATTGTTGGCGACGACCTTACTCTCAAGTCAGACGCTGCTGTTCTTGGCTTTGGGGCAGATACAGACACTACACTGACCCACGTTGCTGATACCGGTCTTCTGCTAAATAGCACGCGCCAGTTACAGTTCAATGACTCAAGTCAGTATATCAATGCTCCTTCAAATGCAATACTGGACATTAATGCAACAGACGAAATTGAGCTTAACGCTACCGCAATAGATTTAAACGGCACACTGGATGTGTCTGGCACCATTACCGTAGCTGGCAATGCTGATCTTAATGGGGATCTGGATGTAGACGGAACTACCAACTTAGACGCAGTAGACATTGACGGCGCAGTGCAAATTGACTCGACCGTTACAGTTGGTGTAGATGACACCGGGTATGACGTAAAGTTTTTTGGAGACACCGCTAGTGCGTACAT